CTCTAATAGAGCTTGTGCGTAATGTATGGATACTTCAGAATGAACTGGAGTACATACCATAATAGATATTTTACTTTGTAAATTTATATTAATATCTTTATTACTTACATTAATGTTTATTTCTTCAGGTTTCTTGAACCATATAGGCTTACTTGGATCTTGCATTCAATGCTCCTTCTAAAAATTTAGTCCAAGCATAACCAATTTTATTCCAGTTATAAAATCTGTTTGTATAATCTATTTGCATATCTAAATGTTGACGTATTGCTGGATGATCTAGTGTATTAGCTGCATGCTCAATGGCATAAGCAAATTTGTGTGCTAGACTTGTAAATGATTTCTCATATGGAACATAAGTTATAAACTCTGCTCCTGTTTCATATAAAGCACCATAATCAGTTGTGATACAATATAATCCTGCAGCCATTGCCTCTAATGCTGATATACAAAATGTTTCTTCCCAGATACTTGGAAATGCAAAGATATGATACTTGTGTAAGTTCTCTCTAATATATTCATGTGGTTTATAACCAATATAATTTACATTAGGAAGTTGTCTTGCTTGGTCATATAATTCTTTATAGGCATCATCGTTAGCTTGTTTAAAAGCATCTCCATAAACTTGCGTTGATGAATAAACATCTAAACTAACCAGTGGATTTTTAACCAGTTGCATTGCAGCAAGTATTACATTTAATCCTCTCCATGGGGTTGGATGAAATATTAATTTAATGGGCTCCCCCTTAACATGCCTTGTTCTTGGTACAATAGGTACGACTCCATTTTTAATAACAATAGATTTATGAGTTGGTATATCAAAATACATTCTAAACTTTTCATAGTTCCAATGAGAATTGAATACATACCAATCATATTTATCATGATTTGATTTGTCCTTGAACCAAGGTGCAAGATTTGGTTGATCGTATGAATTTTTTTGCCAAAGGATGTTTAATTTAGTTGGATGTAATGGAACTTTACCAGGAACAGATGTGCAGATTTGTACTTGATCTAATAATTCTTTAGAGACATGTTTTTCTAAAAATTCAAATTGTAATTCGGTTCCACCTCTAGGTTTCATTTATCATTCATGAATTTCTTAAACAATTCTAGTCCTTTATTAGTTACTTTCACTACAACATCACGACTAATATCATTAGGGTCAATGTTAGCAGTTTTAAGTTCTTCCTCGTCTTTATAAACGTATCCTGTCTTTTTATTCTTTATTATAGTTACTGTTTCAGTCTCTATTTGATATTCTTTCTTATCCATTTTATTTTTTAACCGTTTTCTTGTGACCTATTTAACAGAGCGTAAGAGATTTGTCCAGAGATTTTATCTGCAGTTTCTGCTTGAAATTTAAGAGAATCACCAGCTTCTAATACCAACACATTGTGTACTGCATTATCATGGGAATTGGCAGCAGGTTTAGAATGATAAAATTTATAATCTACTGAATCAGAAAAATCTCTAAAGAAAAAATTACACTCTACAGCAGCATTATCATCATTAGCTACCGCTATTTCTTTTATAATAGCAACAGATGAAGTATTAATTGTTAACACCGTTGTTAAATTAGTTGTAGTTAAATTGTATCCTTGTACTTTATAAGTTATGGTCATTTTTACTCCGTAGGCCCGCTAAATAAGAACCAGCTAAATGTTTCTAATTCATCTTTTAATTCTTTTTGATAAGAAAAATTTAATTGAGATTTTAATGTCTCAAGTGCTTGTAACACTTGTCTTTGATTTTCAGAAGAATATTCTGCACTTGGTTCAGGTATGTTAATTGTAATTTTTGCCATTATCTTCTTCCATCCTGTTGAATGTCTACTCTAAATAATCCATATCTCCAATTTTCATCAGTTGCTTCATTTTCAACTTTAATACTCATTAATCTATTTCTTGCTCTTGTATCTATTTTAGTTGTAGATGAGGTTACTGTATAAGGTCCTAACATCTGACTATTTTGTGTTTGAGATGGATAATCTCTTAACAATAAAGTTACTTTAGCATTTCCTGTAAGGATTTTAAAGTCTGGAATAAACCTATTTATTTTCATTAAATATTGACCATCTCCTTCAATATCTAAATCAAAATCACCCGATTCAATATAAGCGGGTATTGCTGTTTTAACTCCTGTTGCACTTACATCATTAACTCCTGTTTCATGTTCATAATATTCAGAAGAGCCTGAAGTATTAGTTACACCGTTAATAGTTGGAAAAGTTGGAGTGCCTGTTAATAAATATTTTGTAGCATAGGGTAAATCAAATGTTTGTGCATCTGAATAAGTTGTTCTAGCTAAAGACATGGTTGTCCAAGTGTTTTCAAGAAAATTATAAACTACAGATCTATTAATTTGTTGTTCTCCTGCAGTTGGATAAAACCAAATAACTTCATTAAATAAACTATTATGAGATGCATAAATAATATCTGCTGCACCATAATTAATACCTAAATTAGTGCCTCCTGTTGTAAATACAAAGTCTTCAACTAAAGATGGTAATTGTTTAACAGTTCCATCATATGCGAAGAAACCACCACCAAATCCCATCCAAAATACAGTACCTTGAGCAAAGACAATTGAATGTTGACCAATACATCCGCAGTTTGTTCCAACCTGTCTTATTGAAAATACAAAAGGAGGACCTACAAATTGCATTACATAAGCTGCTTGATCCGTTAAAATAAATATATAATCTTTTCCTTGTACAGCTCCTACAATCCTGTTGCCTGTATCCAGTCTAAAGGTTCCTGCAGTATTCGTTGCGGTTGGAGCCCAGGTATTAAAATCCTCTTGATTTGCAAATCTTATAAACATTGGATCTTGAGTTGAAGTTGATCCAATTGTAGTTTCTGTTCCAAGTGCAATTAAATGTCGATCTCGATCAGATACAATAGTCATTGTGGAAGCTGTCGGGCAGCCACTAATAACAGTTGCTCTAACTGTTAATGGGTTAGCGGTAGCAGGGTTCCATGAAAATGTTTTACCATCTTTAATTGTTGCAATTAAAATTTCACCAAAATTATCTAATGACCAGTTTCCTGGAGATAAAGTAACAACAGAAGAAGAACTAGCTTGTCCCCAAGCTACCCAATAAGTAGATTCTGTTACAACTGCATTATCTGAGTGAGATGCAGCAGTGGTGCCTCCTGTTCCTCTGACACAACCAGTGAATGTTGTAGAAGTTATTCCAGTATAAGTAATTATTTCATTATCTATTTTAATAGATCCTGCCGAAGTAAAACCTGTTGTTGAATCTACAGTAATTGTTGTAACTATATTATCAATTGCTCCATCTAATTGATTAGTTACAGCAGGTACAACAGTACCTCCATAATAAGCAGTACCCCAACCAAAACCAGAAGTCTGTGCTGAAGGACCTATATTTTCATAAGGAGAAATAGATAACGTTCCTCCAGCTGTAACACCTGTTCCTCCTTCATTAACAGGCATGGTGATTGTAAAAGTACTTGTTGTTGGAACAGTTAAAACTTCAAATATGTTTGTTGTAAAATTAGCAGCAGTAAAACTTGTTGTAGGACTTCCAGGAGTTGAAGCTGAATTAACTTTAATATAATCATGAACTTCTAATCCATGATTTGCTTTAGTGATAGTAACGGTTGCAGATCCTGTTGTTGATGTATAAGTGCAAGAAGTTAAAGCTGTTCCAAGTGGAGTAATATCATAAAAAGCACCATCAAAATAAATAACTAATAATTTATTAGTTCCAATGGCTGCATATTTATTTCCTTGTAAATCAGTCCAAGTATGTTGAGCTCTTGCTGCACCTGCTAATTCTTTATTCAGGATACCCATATCTAAAACGTACAAAATCCCCATCAATCCACTGACCTTCAGCGGCAGTTGCGGTATCTTGTTTATTAAATCCAGCTTTTAGTGGTATCTTCTTTAGTGGCATACTTGAATTATATACGCCTTTTTGCTATTATACAACGCAGAAATTTAAATGATAAAGATAAAATGTCAATCAATTTACCATTAAAAAGAGACAACTTATTTTGCTCTCCAGTTTACAGTTTACTAATGCCAACCTATTTAAATGATTTAAATAGAATATCCGATAAATATATTGAAGAAGCAAAAAAAACAAATCAACCATTAATCGATGAAAGAAATAAATTCATTGGAAAAGATATAAAAGATTTTGGCTTTGTCCATCATTCTGCATTTATGGGTAATGATCCAGAACTCAAAGAATTTAAAGCATTTATAAAAGATACTTCTTATAATATTTTATCAGAACAAGGTTATGATTTATCAGGACACAAATTATATTTTAAAGATTTATGGGTTCAAGAATTTCCAAGAGCCGGTGGTGGTGAACATTGGCCACACATTCATGAAAGTAGTCATATATCAGGATTCTATTTTTTAAAGTGTTCACCTAAAACATCTTTGCCCGTGTTCCATGATCCAAGACCTGCAAAATGGATAACCGAATTGCCAATGAAGAATGAATCTGTACAATATGCCTATAATCGTTTTTCATATCCCGTGCTTCCTGGAACATTTGTATTTTTTAATTCTTATCTAACACATCAATATGTATTAGATGCAGGAATTGAACCTTTTAGATT